AACAACCACCTCTTCTAAAAGAGGGTCCTTTTCTTCGTCATCTTCTTGAGCTGGCGCGTTATCGTCCCAAATAGCTTCGGGTGGAATTTGACCCTCCATAATGTCATCAATATATTGAGCTAAGGAAGCTGTAGTCCAAAGCCTATCGCCGCCTGCTGCACCCGCAAATTTAAACTCAATTCCCTCTGGTTTTACTCCGGTAACAATTACTTCTTCATGCCACTGAGGGTCATTAAGATACCATGCTACAATTTTATCATCAGGAGTTACTACTTGTTGGAAACCCCCTAGATTTACCGTATCTTTACCGTCAAGTCTAAGGGTAACGGGCTGCGTTGCCCCAGTCGGAGTTCCCGCAGCAAAGGTACTGAAGCCTTCTGAGGTAGTAGATGAAGGGGCAGCACTATACTGACCTAGACTATTCTTTTCGTATGCACCGCTTGCGTCTGGGTTGCCTGAGCTGTCTACTGACTCCACTCCACCTAGTCCAGTGGCTTCTGTGCGGATGCCGTCTCCAACTATAACGTCTCCCCCGCCATTTAGACTAGGAACAGGGTTTCCTTGTGGTGGAACAAAGTCAGAAGAAGCTGAACCTTGGCCCCCTGTTGGCCCCATTTGAACCCACTCGTTGTCACTATTAAGGTCGTACACTGTTCCATCATTTCTCAGGGGATTGCCCGTAGAGTCTACTGTGGGCAGCCCTGCGTCCTCCATTCCATTAAGGGTTTGCTGCCAATCAGCGTTAGATACGCCGCCAGTTCCATTGTTGCCTTGGCCTCCAGTGCCTTGGCCTCCAGTGCCTTGGCCTCCAGTGCCTTGGCCTCCAGTGCCTTGGCCTCCAGTGCCTTGGCCTCCAGTGCCTTGGCCTCCAGTGCCTTGGCCTCCAGTGCCTTGGCCTCCAGTAAAGTTTTCGTTTACTGTATCATTAAAAATGGTTTCGGGCTGTGCTTCGGATGTTCTAGTCCAATACTGGTCCCCGTCATTAAGCGTATAGTTCTCGTCTGGAGCTAAGTATTCTCCGTCTGTGTCCGTAAGGGGGTAACCGTTGTCTGCGAGTCCGTCTAAAACAGTCTCAAACTCATCGTAAGACATATTGCTAGTTGTTTCAGCGTCTATTGTTCCATTATAATTCCTAGTTTCTATTGTCGGGGGTTGATTTAAACCAGTCGCCGTATCGTTAAAAATATCAAAATCACTTAACGATGTAGCTGAATCAATGGGCACCGTAGGTCTTGGTTGTGAAAGACCACTAGATGTAAGGACGCCTGACGTTCCGTTACCCAAGTCTGTTATTAGCTGCTGTGTAGGGTCATCATAAACAGTAGGGCTAGTTGTGTTAGTTGTGTTAGTTGTATCAGTAAAAATATCTAAATCATCTAAATTTACTGGTGAATTAGTAGGGTCGGTGTTTGCAATATCACCAAAGGGGTTAAAACCGCCAGCTTGAAGTCCTCCTCCTCCTGACGCCATTTCTTGTGCCATTGTGGGCATACCAGCAGCAGGCCCAAACCCATCAGGAAAATCTAAGCTCGCGGCCTCAGTTCCAAACCCAGATACAAAGTTTCCTACGGCTCCCCTAGCAATATTTATACCTTCGTTTAGCAAAGACTGACTAATAGCAGCTACAGGGTCACCTCCGTTCTTTAGTGTTTCTAAAGTTACGCCAACAACGCGCTGTGCGTTATCAACGGATAATGCACCGTTTGATATATTTACAAGCTCTGTTGTACCCCATTGAACAAGACCCGCAGTAGCGGCTGAAATAGCCCCCGTTGTTAAGGCTGCCTTTAAATCAATTTTTTCTCCACTAAGAAGCTGCGTTCCTATTTGTGTGCCTGCCGTGTAGACTCCTACAGCAGCGGGTAATGCAAACCCCGCAGGTACAATACCTGCCATTACGCCTGTTAAACCCGTTGCTGCTGCTGCTGTTGTTGCTGCTGTTGTTGCCGTTGCTGCCGTTGCTGCCGTTGCTACTTGTCCTAGGGCGTAGGGAGCAAACGCTATAGCCGCAAGAATAGCTGCTGACTTTACAGGGTTATCCTTAACAAAGTTTCGCACACCGTCAGTAACTTTTTCTGGTGTTCCTATCTTCCAAAAATCGCCACCGCTTTGTGGGTTATTAACGTCTTTGCTAACATTACCGCTATAATTCGTAGCAATCATGCTTCCGTCACGCTCGTACTCATCACCCCAACCTAAATCTTTTCTAATTTCGTTACCTAAAACATCAGCGTATTCTTGGTGCTTTTTCTTTGACCATTTTTCTTCACCCCAATTATAGCCATTGGCACTGAAGCTATCAGTCGCAGCCATAGCATGAAAACGTACTGCCATGTCCCTGTTTTCTGGGTTTGACTGCCATCTTTTGAATTCTTCAGGGTCAAGGGCAAACATCGTGTGTACACTATTAAAAAATTCTTGTGGGTTAGTGTTAGGCTCAGTCCTGAGGCCATTGACATAGGCCGTCTGAAAAGACTCGGTTGAAAGAACTCCGTCAAGCTCAACGCTGCGGTCGTTGCCCCTGTTATCGGAGTGGAATATATTAGAAGACTCTCTGATAATATCAGTAGCGTCAGAGTAAGTGCCTGTAAATAATGCAGGTGCTGACCCAACTAGTATTTCTTGGGCTGTGGGGTTATTAGGGTTAGCCTTGGCCCATGCAACCATGGATGCCTTACCCTCAGGAGTATTTAAAGCGTTTGACCACATGGCGTTTGCCATGGAAGCGTTTAGTATTTTTTGGGCTCTGGGGTCATTAGGATTAGCCTTGGCCCATTGTGTCATTTGTGCTTTAGCCTCAGGAGTGCTAAGAGCTTTTGACCACATATTTGTTCCTATTGCCAGCTCTTGTTTTGTAAGAGGTGAAGTAGCAGATACGGATACAGTACCGCTTCCTGTGCCGTCATCAACCTGTGTGGATTCAGAAGGAAGGAAGCCCAATACTGTTGTACCGTCTGCTGTCTGGTAATAACCTGTGTTTCCGTTACCAGGAGTAAAGGGATTCCTCCCTGACGCACGCCCCTGATCTGCGTAGTTCTCAAACTTTCGTGTTTCCGGGTTATATAAGGTCCATCCTTCTCTGTTATCCCATGCACCTGTTGTTTGTAACCCGTTAGAAAATGCTTTTTCTGGGGCGGCGATAGTGTTCCCAAACTTACCCGTATCAACAGGGTTTCTGTAGTTTATGCCTAAAGTAGCTTTTCCACTTGTGCCTACGCCCCCAAATTCGGATGGGTTGTTATATGCGGGTTGGGCTGCCTGTGCTAAACGGGATGCTAAAGCAACTGCTGCGGGGTCATTCTGTTGATTAAAAGTTCCCCCCTTAATTCTTTCTCCTGCCGCATCTCTTGCTGCAACAAACAAGTTAATTTGGTCTTGAGAAGAACCTACATTTGCATCTAGCCATGCCTGCCCTGCTTCTGTATTGTACCCTGCCGTATTTTCTCCTCGCCCTAAGACATGAGCTGCTTTTTCAGCATCATTCATGCTGCGCCATGTTTTTCCAGTAATAAGAGATTTAAGCATTCCTGAGTCTTGTTCCATAATGTTAAACGTCCCTTTTTGTTCGGTATAGCGTAATAATTCTCGAAACCGAAAGACCTAGATTTAAAACAAGAAGTATTGCTGACCCTATCATAATCCACTCGTTAAACTGAATTCCAAATATTGTGCCTGCCGCAACCCCATAAATTACTGGTTGAGAGCTGCCTACTGCAACTTCTACAGCTTTTCCTGCTTGACTAGCGGGAGTCACGGCTAAGTTCCTAGAAGACATACAACAAGTGCGCCTACGCACACTAAGTTAATAACAGATGAAATCATTGTCACATGACCCCAAAAATAAGGTGCAGCCCTTGCGCTTTCGACATGAAGATTTGTAACCTTATGTATTTTATCTTTAAAGGAAGCGTCTTTTAGTTCTTGCCACGGACCTTTCATAGCGGGGGCGTATAGGTACTTAAACTCTGATTTTAGTTTAGCTAAGTCCCTTGCTAACCCATCTTTTCCTTCGTAATCAAACTGGTCGCTCATCGAGATGCCACTCCTTTAGTCTTCTCTAGTGTCCTTGCGCCTGTCAAGCCAAGCATACCCATTAGCAGAGGCAGCATCACAGTCATATCCAATGGCTCCATGCTGATTGGCGTGTAAGCCTCTACAACGGGTCCAGCCATTGGTATCACAACGTAGTTGATGCCGAGAGCGAATACCGTGAGCCAGCCGCAAGCTGGCCTCCAGCCGCCCTTAAAGAGAGACTCGCTGGAGGCTTCAGCTTTGTTGATTTCAAGCTGGGCTACCACTTGCGCGTGGGCGTTTTGTTCAGCCATTGTTGCTATCTTGTACGATATTTCTGCCTGCTTATCCTTGTCTACGATGAACTCAGAAAGCAGGTCTGACACGGGGTCTATAAGTGAGCCTACAATAGCTGTAGCGATGCCCATTTAGAGTCCACTTACATCGTTGTAATCATAAGTTAGCCTGTGCTTTATATCCCCAACAGTTGATGTCGGCCCCCGCACCTGAACAACCAAGCCGTAAGCGTTCGCCACGACTCTTACTTCTGGCGCAACTATGCCAGTAGAAACAGTCCCTACGGAGCCTAAAGGTGCGCTTGATGTTCCAATTACTAGGCTTAATAGCGGGAAGGGATAAAGACTTATACTCATTAACTGGCAAGTTGATACCTTAGTATTAACTACAAAAGACTCAAGAGTTGCAAGCCCAGTCAAACTTTGTGTGCTTGCAGAGTTGCCAGTTATAGTTATAACAGCAATATTTATCCAGACATTGTTATTGCTAGTAACCGCCCCAAGCAAACGATTTCCAAACACGCCAGCTTGAGACATCCCCGTAGTGACTAAAGCACCGCTAGCTGTAGGCATAGTGGCCGTTACCGCCCCGTTCACAAGGCTTTTGCCATTAGTGTTTAAGTTGCCGCCTAAAATGGGCAAAGTCTCTCGTTGTAGCTCTTGACTTGCAGGACTCATAGCGGTGACTTCACCAAGTATTGCTTTTGCTATTCGCTCCCCATACTGGTTGTTACCGTTACCTGAGTAATGGACATCAGCCGTTCCAACTCCATTTGCATCTAGAGGCAGGTGCATACTGCTAACTAGCTTAGTCGCATCACTGGTGTAACGTGCAACTGCATTCATCCCATCCCAACGGTACTCGGTTCCTGGTGTGTCTCTTGGCCCCCAGTTAACTTTCTGAGTAGGCTCTGTGAGCATTGTTAAAGTGTCTTTGCTCCTCCAACCTGTAGTGGGGAAATCTTCAATGTAACCAGATTCTTGAACAGCCTGCCAGCGTGTAACGTAGTCTTTAGGTGGCAAGTACGCACTTCCCTGTGGGCCATCGAAAGGAGTAAAATATGGATCAGCGTTAGTTTCACTCTGTCCCCACATTAGAACGTCAGGAGAAGAGATGTTTGCCAGTGCAGGCGTGTTAGCGAGAACATAAGGAACGAACGACTCAAGCAAAGCCTTGACAACCCCCAAAGGTCCTGCTTCCCACCAACGTATTCCCGCTGCGCCCTGACAGATAGACAAAACGTAAACATCACGACCTGTAGCTACCTGAAGTGCGTTAGCACACGCCATAGCCTGATGGCCTGTGTTTCCGCGCATGTAGCCTACATATCCAACAAGACCCCCCAGTGGAGGGTCATTTATTGCAGTTTCGCTAGGGTTAGGATTACGCCAAGAGAAATTAAATGGATTAGTACTTTGTGCGCCCGATGCTCCTACAGCAGTTTCGTAGTCGAATACATTAGCATTCACTGGGAACTGTACAGTGGCTGGTTCGTAGCCCTGCGGGTTGCTCTGACCAGTACTGAGCAAGAAGATAGCCTCTCCTGACGGCTTATTAGGGAATGCGCTACTGCCACTTCTAAGGGGGAAACTGCCAGCAGTATCAGTACCAGACCATCCACCTGCATCTGTATAATCTAACGCGCCAGCGCCAGTGCTTTTTATACCTTCTGGAAAATTATTGATGGACTTTACAGCAGAGCTAGGCTGACCTGTTGCTGACCCAGTGCCTACCCATAATGTTCCGTCTACTGCGTTGACTGCAAGCTCTCCAGAAACAAGGTCAGAAACTGCTGGAGCAGCCGAGGTTGTCTGACTGTTCTTTGTAATAATTTTTGTAGGCATTTAAAAAAACTCCTAAAATAAGTAAGGCCCCTAAGGAATCCTAGGGGCCTAGTGTCAGAAGCCCTTAATTAAGGAGCTACTGCGATTACAACGGCGCTTTCGGCGCGGTAGACCTGACGCCCGTACAGGCGGTCAGCAGTCATCAGTGTAGACAGGAATTCCTGCTTGTACTGAGTCTGTGTGCGAATACCCACTTGCTCGGCAAGAACGTAAGCGTCTTTGTGAGCCAAGAGAGACATGCGCTCTACAGGAGTTCCACCGCCAGCGTTAGCTACGGAAGGCACGTTAGTAGACACATAGACAGGTACACCGTACAGGTTACCGATTTCACCAGATGAAGTCTGCTTAAAGTTAACAAAGTCGCTAGAACTAAAACGCGTTATACCGCGAATTTCATTAACAAGGCTAGGCGGAATAACAAAGAAACGGCCCGTCATAGGTACGTTTGCATCATCAAGCGTTTGAAGACCGTCACGCAAAGATTGGTCAGTAAACGCAGAAGACGCTGTAGTTCCGTTATAAGCCGTTAAAGCGCCTGTGGTAGCCGCAGGGTAGAAAGCCTGAGGGCTTACCCAATGTGCTGCTGTGGCTGGGTTTTGGTCAATAGAGCCACCGTCAAGACCTACTCCTAGGTTAAACAAAGAAGTATCAACATTAACAGCCATAGCAAAGCCTGCGTCTTCTGTGTAAAAAGAACGCAAAGAGCTAAGAGCCTGAGTGCCTGCAATGTCTTCAATCATGCGGGAATACTCAAAGTGCTGGTCAATATTGATTTGCAAATCAGAGGTAGCGCCTGCAATCAAAGTTACAGCAGTTTCTGGGGCTTTAACTGAAGCTGTGCCGCGATCAGGGATAGGGACATGGATTGTATCGCCCTTTTTGCCCTTCATTGCCATTGTTTTAATTTTAGATGCAAGAACAAGGTTATTGGTGTAGCTAGCCTTGATTTCATCTGACCAAATTTCAGGAATAAAACCTGTTGCTGTTCCTGTATTCCTACCACCTACCGTGGTGTTGGGGATGGAAGTTACTTGTGGTACAACTGGTGCAAATGTAGCCATTGTAAATTCTCCTTAGAGATTAATCGGTCATCGGACTCTGCCTTCCGAGTAAGCCTTTAGAATTTCATCTGAAAGGGACTCGTATCTAGCAGGGTCTTGTACCATAAGTTTAATGAGGTCCTGACGGCGATAGGTTTTTCCGCTAACCCCCATGTTCTGTGGTGCGCTTCCTCTTGCACTTCCTGTACTAGCAGCTCTGACTTGACTTTGCCGAGACTGCTTATCCGCTGCTACTGTTTGCGCTGCAACACTGCGTTGAACTTTAAAGTTACTTATTAACTCATCAGCACTGTCTGTGTCGTAGCCTTTGTCAGCTCTTTGGTACAGCTCTTGGCGTACCTTAGAAGAGTTGACCCATGTAGCGAAAGTAGGGTCTGAGATTATTTCAGCTAAATCGTTGTGCTTCGCTTGAAGTGATGATAAAGCTGTCTCATTTTTGTACTGTTGTGCTTGTTTCTGCGCCTCTTGAACTGCGGGGTGGCGATCTATTGCCCTGTTTACAGCAGCGTCAGGGTCCTCAAAAAAGTCTACTTCTTCATTTGAGGTTTCTGTCACTGCCTCTGGACTATCGTTAAGTTTGCCCTTTATATAGCCGTCAACAAACTGTCTGAGTTCCCCTACTTCTGCACTGTGCTTACCTATAAGGCTTTCAGCACTTTGGTGCATTTCTACAACTTCTTTAATTGATTTACCCTGATACTTGTCAGGTAAGTCGTATTCTGTAGGCTCAGGTTCTACGGGAGCTGCTGTTTCATCAGAAAAAGATTGTACAAGTTCTTCTGGGGTAGCTGCTTCTGTATGGTCTGGCAGTTGTTGTTCAACTTCTTCTAGGTCTTCTACGTTGTCCAGTATTTCTGCGCTCATAAACTAATCTCCGTGGCGGTAGCCATTGTGGAAGGGTTTTCAGGGTGTACTATTATTCCCCATGGTTGGCGATAGTACGCTCCTCTTTTTTGAGGCGCTTTTCTCGGTCTTTGGCCCATTTTAGCGTTGCTCCTGGAAAACTTCCTGAAGCAGTTTCTAACGCAAATTTGGGTACAGGCCGTATTTTTGTAGCTAGGGAGCCGCAAGAGCCGCACTCTACAACAGTTAATCCGCTGTCTACAAACCTTTCTTCTTCATGCCCCTGTGGGCATATAAAATCATTAAGTACCTTCATAATAAGTTTCCTCAAGGTGATCTTGAGACTTTTGAAGGTTCTCTTCTAAATTAAGGATGTTACCGAGTATACTCAGTTGCCCCCTACGAAAATGAAGCTCTGTAGAGTCTTTGCATGTTTGCACAGAATCTAAATTCTTAGCTTCCTCTAAAAGCTCTTTTTGGAACACTTTCCAGCCTTCTGTTAAAAAGGTTGCTTTAAGCACTGCAAAATACTCTTCAAGAGCCTCTGGGCTCTCGGGGTCTAATTCACTCATAGCTACTGTCCTTCTTCTAGTTTTTGTATCTTATACAGGGATTATACCATGTTTATGCAGCTTTGTCAATCTTTTTGTTGACTTTAGGAGTTTTTGCTGATTCTTTTTCTTCTTCTAGGGTTTTGACCCTTTCTTGAAGCTCCCGTACTTGTACCATGATACCCTCGGCTACTCGGTTAACTTCTGTGTATATCTTGTTCATGTCTCCAGATAACATCATATTACTGTCCTCCATTTAAGGTGCTACTAAGGTTTTTGTTTTCTGCTTGAGTCTGTTGTATGTCTAATCCTCGCTCTCTAAGAGCAACGTCTGCAATTTTTAGCCTTCTGGTAAACTCTGCGTCTTCGTCAGCTCCGGGTTGCAGGTTTTTAGTAATTGCGTCAATTTTCTTAATTTCAACTTCTTGAGGCATCATCTGAGCTTCTGCATTATACTTGTTAGCCCTAGACCTTGATTCCTCAGCTTGAGCCTTAGCGTAGTCAGTGACAGCAGCTTGGTTTTCCATCTGCATTCCGTGCATTTGTTTTTGCATTTGCTCTGCTTCAGGCTTAGGTTGTGAAGCTTGCTGTAGAATATCTACAAGCTCATCTCGGTTGCTAATATTCATACTGTCTACAATAGACTCTACTAGCTTAGGATACATAGGAGACTCTGGGCTCATAGTTTGCAATAGTTGAACTAACTGAGTTACTTGATACTCTCTAGCCATAATACCTAAAGTGCTGGTGGCTACAAAGTTGTAATCTTTTATAGGGTAAATCTCAGGGGCAAACTGCATGTACCGCCAAGCACTCTTTTCAACAAAGGGTACCCAGAAGTTTTCTTGGAAGTTAATAAGAGTTCTTTTTTGTCGCTTTATAATAGCACCTAAGGACATGCTAATGCCAGCGGCTGTAGCTTCTCCGTTAATGGCCCCACCTACACCAGAAGAGTCCACAGAGCCCGTGGCTTGCTGTACCATCTTCTGTAGTTCCCCTGCTTGAGCAAAAGATATTTGGCTAACGTCCCCGAATTTAAAGGGCATAAGCACTTCGTTGGGAGCGCCGTTAGTTAAAATCATCTTTCCGGGTATGATTTGAGGTTTGTGGCCTCGGGGTATTTTGGTAGAATCCATAGCCATCATGGGGTGTATTGTAAGGGCTAGTGCGTCTATACGGGCTCTAATCTCAGCGTCTAAAGCTTTTTGGCTGTTATACGCTTTTTCTACAACACCTCTGCCAAAGAACAATCCTGGAACTATGTCCCATTGAAAAGCTACGATGGGCCTGTCTTTCATCATGTACGGGTTTTCTTCTGCCTTGAGCAAAAACTCACCGTTGGCTATAATAACAATAGCTTCTACCAGCTCACCTTCGTCATCGTCATCGTCATCATCTTGGTTTTCTATACTGAGGTCTTCTAAGTCTCCCTCTTCTTCTTCTTCGTCTTTTTCTCGGCTTGCTTCATCTTTAGCTAAAGTTAGCATTCGCTTAGGGACTAAACCAAAATATTTAAGAAGCTCTACTTTACCGTCAGTGTTAATTACGTCTATATCGGGGTCAGGCTCTAAGTCCATATCCGTAGAAGCTGTGCCTATGGCTCCTTTGCGATAAACGCCATCTCTCTGGAGTTGTTTAACTTGGTGTGTGGGAACAAACTCCTGTATAGCAACGCCGTGTGCGCCCTCTACACTGGTAGCTGCTGGGTCTATGCGGAAGTTTTTGATAAGCACAGGCTTCATTTTAACAACTACTCTAGGGGTAGTATTGACTCCATAAGCGGTCATTTCTCCACCCATAACAGGCTCAGACGCAGGTTTCATTTCATTTTCTTCAGCAATAACAACCTCGGCTATCCCTGTGCCCCAAACAGCGGCGTTAATAAGAACTTCTGCTGTAGCAGCCCTTACTCTTTGTTTTTTCATGTCCTGCTCTAGTTGGCGTCTTAAATAAGCCATGTCATTGCCAATAGCCTCTTCAGGGCTCATAGGAGCCTGTTGAGGAGGCATTGGAGACGCAGGCATACCTTGGGGTAGGGCAGGGGCGCTAGGGCCCATAGGGGGCATTTGAGGCCCTGCTCCTTGGGGTGCCCCTGAGAGTCCTGGGGGTGCCATTGGCGGCACAGGGGGTGCCATGTTTTGTTTCTTTCTTAATTTGGTTAATTCGAGGTTATCGTCACGAATGTCGAAATAAAAGCCCTGACCAAAGGTAGCTTCTTCAATTTCGCACACAGCACTTTCTACTGCTTGTTGGGACGCAGGGGTAACAATACGACTTCTTTCCATTAGTCTTGTTTTGTCTTGTTCAGCCCAAATACCTCGCCAAATGCGATAAAACTCATCCCACTGGCTAAAGTGATTAGATTCCACGTATTCTTGCCATTCTTGGCAAAGGTCTATGACATAGCCTTTGATGGACGAGCTATCTTCTAGCATCCTAGGTTCCAAGGGACTATCGTCTATAATTTCTGCACTTGCCATAATTTAATACCCGCTTGTTATATCTAAGGATTCGTAGGTGTCTTCGTCCATGTCTTCTAGGTTCCAATACGGAACTGTAGCTAGTTGATCTATGTAGCTTAGGGAATCTATGAGGTCATCTTTGGTTAGGTGTGAGGGGAACTGGAATAGCTGGTCCATGAACTTTGTATTCCATTCTCCTTCGTTGCAGCTTATCCTACCGTGTTCAAAACGCCCTTGTAGTGACCAAATAATACGGTCTGATTTCTTTCTGTTACCGTGGGTTAGCGTTTGTATGTTAAAGTATTTGTTCTCTCTACGCATCAAGTCGCTCAAGGGGCTTAGGACAGCTTGTTGTGCTATGCCTCTTTCTATACCAACGGCTACGGGCCTGTATTTAGAAACGGCTTTGAATATCTTTTGTGCTGTTTCTTTTAAATCCCAGCGCCCGTAAATAATCTCTTTAATCCACCAGTGCCCTTCGTCTGTTACTTTTACAACGCTAATGGCTGTATCGTCTAGCCGTGTGTTTCTTTGCTTAGTTCCTAGGGTTTCAAAACCCGCTAAATCTATGGCTATGTAATAGTCACCTCTTTTGGGTTCCTCTTTGTCAAACTTAAGCCATGTTTCTTTGAATACTTCGGAGCCCTGGGCGTTAAACGATGCCTTAAATTCTTTGTTAAAAGCATAAGAAGACATTGATTTCTGAGCCCCTTTTATTTCCTCGGGGTCTAGGAGTGGGTTATCATAGGATGTAAAGTGCCATGCTTTCCACTGGGGGTCTTCTTTAGTGTCTGCGTACATATACAGATCGTAAAAGTGATTACGCCCCTCAGGGGTACCAATAAACACAGCGTCACCCTTTAAGTCTGCTAGGGCTGGTCTTAGTATTTCTTCCCAGATAAAAGGCTTAACTTGGGCGTACTCATCTATTACAAGGAACTTAAGGCTTATGCCCCTCATGGTATCTGGTCTATCTCCACCCTTTAGCGATATTGTGGTGCCGTTAACGAGTGTGTGTTGTAAGTTGTTTATGTGACTTTTTTCTATTAAATCACCCCCTATCTCTATG